GTTTAACCTTGAAATGGGAGATAGTCAGCTAATGAGGCGCTTATTATGTTCTGAATCGAAGATATACCTGGATAAGTTCAATAACGGTAAAATGACAATAGAAGAAATTGAGGCAACAGTTATGGCAAATGACAGGTTAAACAGACTTAAAATTTACATTGATGACACCGGAGGTATTGACATATACGAACTAAGATCGAAGGCAAGGCGAATGGTTTCAAAGTACGGTGTTAAGTTGATAGTTATTGATTATCTACAACTTATGAGCGGTGAAGGTGCAAACCGTGAACAGGAGGTTTCGGGTATATCACGCCGACTTAAAGCATTGGCAAAGGAACTTAAGATACCATTGATCGTACTTTCTCAACTTAACCGTGCCAGTGAAACAGCCAAAAGGGAACCTATGCTGTCTGATTTAAGGGAATCCGGCGCTATTGAACAAGATGCCGATATGGTTATGTTTGCATGGAGGGATGATTACCAAGTTATTGAACAAGGTGAAGCGCAAAATACAGCTTACCTAAAGATAGCGAAGCACCGTAACGGGGCGCTGGATAAACTTGCTTTCCGTACCGATATGAGGGTTCAGCAGTGGTTTGATCTTCCAGGGTGGGATCAATACAGTAGGAATAATCCGTTTTGACTTCGTAAAATTGAGGGCTCAACCTTGTTCCACGTGCAACTATTTTGCCGTATCAAAAAATCAGTTAACTTTGGGGTATGGCAAGGCCAACAAATTATACAGAGGAACAGGCTGATTTGATATGCGAAAAAATTGCAACATCAAATTTCAGTATGAAGTCGATTTGCGAACAACTGGATATTCCAGTAGGCACAGTGTTGGCATGGTTGCACAGAGAACCAACATTTCAAGAGAAATACGCACGTGCAAAGGAGATGCAGGCTGATTTATTGGCTGAGGAAATACTGGATATTGCAGATGACGGTTCAAATGATTTTATGACCATTGTAAAAGGTGACCAGGAATATGAGGTAGAAAACAAGGAATTTGTAAACAGATCCAGGCTAAGGGTTGATAGCCGTAAATGGATTGCTTCTAAACTTAAGCCTAAAAAATACGGAGATCGTATTACCCAGGAGATAACCGGTGCTAATGGCGGCCCTCTTCAAATAACCGGAATAACAGTAACATGAAAAAACTAATTACCATACTACTGATCGTTTCTGCTGTATCATGCAGCAAGGTAAAGCAGTGTTATATTTGCCAGGTAGCAAACCAAACGACTGAGTACTGTGGTGATATAAGAGATTTTGCGCCGAAGGATGCACAGGGAAATGATATGTCTTACTACTGTCAGCCAAAATAAATTTGTTTCGTTAGAATAATTTACTACATTGCAATACCGTTCGGAGGCGGTGAAAATCTTAAGCGTCTGGATCTCCTCCGAGTGAAGGACGCTTTTTAATTTATGATCGAATTTAAAATAATTAAAGGCATATTCACTTACTACGGTGTGGGGACTATCGTGTCGAAAGATAACACCGGTTGTATTGTTGATATTGGTGCATCGTTGATCAGGATTGAAAATTACCACATAGTATGATACTTGACATCATCCCATACAGCACCGATAAAAACCTGGGTAAGGCGTACAACGATGCTTTCCGTAATACATCCGATGAAGTAACACATATCTGTTTCCGGGATGGTGATACCTGCTGGCTTACTCCTGATTACGGTGTTCATCTTGCTGAGTATGTACGACTACATCCTGACGCTGTGTTGACGTGCTGGACGAACAGGATAAATGAGAGGGCGGAGCAGCAGTATTCTATTATGGGTGCTACTAAAACAATTAGAGGATACAGTGATATTAAACAACATTTACTAATATCCGATGGTGTTAAAGAAAAGCTATATCAAGTAACTACACTTAACGGTTTCGTTTCCGGTTTCTGTATGGTAGTACCACGTTCAGTATGGAATAACCACAAGTTCGCTGAGCAACAAGTTTACTCAGATCGCGGCCATACTAATATGCTGGGTGTTGATAATGACTTCACCAACCGCATACGGGCCGCAGGTGTTCCGGTGCTTCGCATGGACGGCCTTTACATATGGCATACATACCGGCTATTACAAGGTGATCATGATAAAACGCATTTGCTATGACACTAACCGCCACAGATATACTAAACACTTTACAAACAAAACGTCCGGTATCAATTATCCGGGCAGGCGATGGTGAAAAGATTGTACTTGAATCGAACAAGGATATACCATCTTACCGGCTATGTATTGAATCAGTGATGAAGCGCCAGGTAGGGTATGAACCAACAATGAGCGAAGTGGAAGCAATACGCCAAAACCTTATTACTGCCTACAATGGTGCCGATATAGTTGGTATCCCGATGCACGAAAGACTGAAGGATATGAATAAACATTGGCGTAACGTGGAAGAAGTAGTAAAACCACATTGCAGCACAACTAAATTCACCAGTACAGATGTTGCTTACGATATGCTTTATACTGAAATGTTTGAACAATGGCTTACCAATAAGCGGGACGTTGTTTATATTTCATGCCGCAATATTGACGCTGAATTAAAGGAACATTTTAGCATTAAGAACATACACAGCTACATCATTGCACCTGAGATGAAGTTTACTTCAACATATGATGACAGTAAACATCATTACCCTGAGCAGTTTAATGAGATCGAATGGTGGCTTAACAATGCACCATGTGAAGGCAGCCCTTGTTTGGTTGGCGCTGGTGTTATCGGTAAGATATACTGCAACTGGATGCGTGACCGGGGAGGGTTGGCTTTTGATATAGGTGCCGTGTTTGACCTATGGGCAGGGTATGCAACCAGGGGGCCGGAAAGAGGGCTGGATAAACAGTATGAAAAATATAAATTATGAACATCTATTCCCGAATAGAACCAACATTACTACTGCACATAATCAACCGTGCACGTGATATTCAACAGGGCCGTGTTGACATTGTGCCACCGGAGGAATTTATCCAATGTGCTGCAATAAGGATGGATCAGGGTAAGACGTTTAAACCGCATAAACACAAGGCGCGATCTAAGATGACTGGTATCACCCAGGAATCATGGGTTGTGATACGTGGTATGGTTCAGGTTACGTTGTACGATATTGATGACAGTGTATTGCATACTGACGTGCTGGAACCCGGAGATTGTTCAATTACTTTGTGTGGAGGACATAACTACCTTGCCATGCACGATAATACTATTGTTTATGAATATAAAACCGGGCCTTATACCGGACAGCAGGATGATAAGGTGATGATATGCTTGAAATAAAACTTTTACTACTTGCAATATTGATTGCGCTAATAGGTATTTTACTTCTTATGCCTAATAAAAAATAATGAAAATCATAGTCACCACATCCGATAAATACCACCACCTGTTACCAGTATTTTTTTACCTGTACAACAAGTATTGGGGTGAACCGTTTGAATTGGTAGGTCATGCGAAGCCTGAATGTGAACTACCGGAAAACTGCACATGGGTATCACTGGGAGAGCAAACAGACCCGAAAGACTGGAGCACTCAGCTAAGGCCGTATTTTGAGAAGCAGCCCGATTGGTTTGTGTGGATGATGGAGGATACGTTGTTGAAGGGTAAGGTAAATATACCTGCTGGATTAGTTAATATACCACAACATTTAGGTAGAGTTGATCTCACTGATGATGTACAAAAGCGTGAACATAACAAAACGGATTTAATTATTGCTCATCCTACTTCCCGTTACCGCCTATCTACTCAGCCGTCAATATGGATTAAACAATTTCTTTTGCAATACCTTACACCAGGCCTTTCCCCCTGGGATTTTGAAACACAGGATCCAAAAAATGACGGCTGGGATATTATCGGGTTCATTGATCCACCCGTTAATCACAACGAAGGTGTACGGCGTTTCGATATTCATAAGCTGAACCTTGAGGGAATGAGCGAAGAAGATATTGCACACATTAAAACGATAACTGACAAATGGTAAAACTACATCTTGGTTGTGGTAAGCGTGATTTCGGCCCGTCATGGGATCATATTGACATGGCTGATTTCCCGCATATCAAAAGCCATGATGTTACCAAGCTGCCGTACGAATCAGGGACCGTTGATCTTATCTACGCCTGTCATCTTATCGCATACTTTGACCGGGATGAGATTGTACCGATACTTAAAGAATGGAAGCGTGTACTTCGTCCAGGCGGGTGCCTGCGGTTAGCAACACCTGACTTTTACCAGTTGGCAAAGATTTATGTTCAGCAGAACGGTGCTGACCTGAGCCAGTTCCTGGGGCCGTTATACGGTAATATGGGACCTATATACCACAAAACAACGTATGATCTTTACAGCCTTATCGAATTGCTGTCATCATGTGGGTTTAAGAATATCAGAAAGTACAACCGTCATGCAACGGATCATGCAAGGTATGACGATCATTCTGCCGCCTATATTGACGGCAAGTTAATTTCATTAAACGTACAATGCTATGTCTGAATGGATGGTTAAAGGTAAAATGAGGGCTGATTACTTGCGAGAGTGCAGTAATGTTGACCTGGATAAGATACAGAGCAACCAGGTGCTTATGAATATGTTTAATAAGCCTGAGCAGTATATTACGGTGATGAACCGTATTGTAGAATTGTTTGGGTCGTTGGATAAGTTCAGGATATGTGAGATCGGAGGAGGTTATGGGGGGCAGGCAAAAGTTATTTTAGATAACTATAAACCTTCATGTTACCACATGATTGATTTACATGAGCCGCTTGCATTACAGAGGCGTTACCTTGATGGGTACCCTGTAGAGTTATTTTCTGAACAAACTGGACAAAAATACGATCTTGTAATTTCAAACTATGCAATTAGTGAAATACCGGATAATAAATTGTATATTGACGAGGTTTTGCGTAAGTCAGTACACGGGTATATTACCTGTAATACAGACTTGGTAAAACTTTATTGGCCTCATCAAAAGTTACCTGATATTCCGGGCGAACGTAAAACAAATTATGTACTTGTATGGTAAAAGAATATCCAGCGTCGCAGTATGAATATTGGCATAATGAATGGGTGAACAAAAGGGTTCAGTCGGTTGTGTGTGGTGATGTTTGCACTGTAACGCATTTTACTGACTGGTCAACCGTTGCCGAGTTTGAGAAACAGATAGCTTCCTTCTTCGGCGCCCCGTATGCCGTTGCTGTGGATAGCTGTACGCATGGGCTGGAGTTGTGTTTGAGATATGAAAACACTATTGCTATATACCCACCAAAGCGTACATACTTATCAGTTCCTATGCTTGCTGATAAAATTGGTATTAAACTGGTATGGGATAACGTAGATTGGATTAGCGTGTATCAGTTATCGATCGGTATTTTTGATGCCGCTACTTTATGGAGGCGTAACAGTTACCAAAAAGGAGCATTCATGTGCCTTTCCTTCCAACACCAAAAGCATCTGAGCCTGGGGCGTGGCGGAATGATCCTTTGCCCGGATGAAGAAAGCTACAACCAGTTAAAGAAGATGTCTTACGATGGCAGGTTACCGGGCATACCCTGGCGTGAGCAGAATATTGACACAGTGGGGTATCATTACTACATGACGCCGGAGACGGCTGCACTAGGTTTACAAAAGTTGCCGGAAGCGATCGCAACACCACCCAGGATATGGACATGGGAGGATTACCCGGATTTAACTAAAATGAAACTATGGCAAAAGCCTTAATTTTCGGCATAGCAGGCCAGGATGGATCATACCTTGCTGAGTATTTACTCAGTAAAGGATACCAAGTACACGGAACGATCCGGCGTAATTCAACACCTGAACACCAGGAAAGTCGGCTGCATGGTATCGAAGGTATTACAACGTATTATGCTGACCTGACAGACACGGCAAGTATATCGGATGTATTAACCAAAGTGATGCCGGATGAGATATACAACCTTGCCGCCCAGTCTCATGTTCGTATATCGTTTGACGTACCGCAGTTTACGGCGCAAACCAATGCTATAGGCGTATTGAATATATTGGAGGCATACCGGCGTATCTGCCCGGATGCTAAGTTTTACCAGGCCAGCAGCAGCGAAATGTTCGGGAACAGTATTGATGATGACGGATACCAACGGGAAACAACACCGATGAAACCGGTAAGCCCTTATGGTTGTGCGAAGGTTTACGGGTATAATATCTGTTGCAATTACCGGCAGGCATACGGGTTGAAAATATCGAATGGGATCCTGTTTAACCACGAGTCACCACGCCGGGGAAGTAATTTTGTTACCAACAAGATCATAAAGGCAGCCGTCAGGATTAAACTGGGTATGCAAAAAGAGGTTGAATTGGGTAATATCTTTACATACCGGGATTGGGGCCATAGTAAAGACTATGTACGTGCTATGCACCTTATATTACAGCAGGAACCAGATGACTATGTGGTATCAACGGGGGAAAGCCATTCGGTTTATGAACTAATCCGGTGCGTGGAAGAAACACTGTGTATTGATATACCTGTTGTGGTAAATGAAAAGTTTAAGCGGCCACATGAACTGCAATATCTGAAAGGCGATAGCATCCGCATCCGGGCGCTTGGGTGGAAGCCTGAGTACACATTCAAAATGCTGGTTGATGAGATGATACATAGCTGGATGGTTCATTACGGGGCGGTTGATGATAAAACACCATATTTGCAGACACGATGAAGATATGTTACACAGCCCTATTCGGTAATTATGAGGACTTAAAAGAGCCAACGGTTGTTACACCAGGTTGGCGGTATATCTGTTTCACTGACCAGCCAATAGTGAGTAAGGTTTGGGAGGTTGTCAGGCGGGATGTATTTACTGAACCACGCAGGACGGCCAGGTGGTTTAAAATAATGGGCTGGATAGATTGGCAGTATTCAATGTGGGTGGACGCTTCGTTTCAGATAAATGTGGACTTAAATAAATGGTGGGATGACCATTTTAAGCTACCGTTCTCATGTGCTGCCCATCCTTTAAGAAATGATATTTATGATGAATGCAGGAACTGCATAGCAAATAACCGGGGTGAGGCATTGTTGATCGAGAAGCAATGCCTTAAATACCGGGCAATGGGGTTCCCTGCAAACAAAGGGATAATACAAAGCGGGATAATGCTCAGGGAGAATACACCGGAAAATATTGCATTGCATGAAGCGTGGTGGAAAGAATTGGATGCAGGATCAACCAGAGATCAGATCGCTTTTGCTTTTGTATCTTTGAACAGCAATATCGTGAGTATGTACAAATGGGATTATTCACAGAGTAAGGAATTTAAGTACATTAAACACTACCATTTACGGCATTGATCAGAAACCATACCGAATTACTTAATGCGATGGCGTCAAAGTACAGCCTTAACAACTATCTTGAAATTGGCGTGCAATCGAAGTCACAGAACTATAACAAAATTATCTGCCCAAATAAAACAGGTGTTGACCCGGCGGTAGTTGAACCTGGTATTGCCCGTATGACGTCAGATGCCTACTTCAATCTTATTGAGAACAATAACCCGCTTCCATCATTTGATTTGATATTCATAGACGGGGATCATACAAAAGAACAGGTAAAGCGTGATTTTGAAAACTCATTACGCTTCTTATCAGATACCGGATTTATTGTCATCCACGATGTGTTACCTGAAAACGAAGCCGGGACTATTGTTCCACGTGAAACAAAGCAATGGTGGGGCGATGTTTATAAATGGGCGATGACAATTAAAACTTATAGCAATACAAGAGTTAAGACATTTAATATTGATAATGGGTGTATGCTTGTATGGAAAGAGTGTCACGATGAGTGGGCCGTAATTGACAGGCAAATTAATTGGGAAAACTATTTAGAACAACGTAAATTTTGGATGAACGTCACCGATGCAGTTGAAATTTGACACACATGGCAACGAAAAGCAGAAAGAGTGCTGGCGCAAATGGGCTGATAAAACTACCACAGAAATAAACTACGGCGGCGCAAAGGGAGGCGCTAAATCATACACAGGGGCTGCACTGATATTTTCATCCGCATTCATGTACCAAGGTACCCACTGGTTCATTGCCCGTAATAAACTGTCTGATCTTGTCAGGTTCACCATACCAACGATAAACGAGTTCTTCGCCAATTCAGGTATTGATATGAGTAAACATATCAAGTTCAACGGACAGTACAATATCTACGAATGCGATAATAAGTCAAAGGTTTTTCTATTGGATGCTGCTTATATGCCAAGCGATCCGCTTTATATGCGTTTCGGTTCTATGCAGTTTACCGGCGGATGGGGTGAGGAAGTTGGAGAATGGGACGAAGCCGCCGATATGAACCTGCAGGCAGGTATTGGCAGGTGGAAGAATGATGATTACGGAATACCCCCAAAGTACCTGAGAACATGCAACCCGTCAAAAAACTTCATGTATCGTAATGTTTACAAGCCATTCAGGGACGGGACGCTGAAAGACTACCAGTGTTTCATACAGGCACTCCCGCAGGATAACAAGATGTTGCCATCCGGGTATATCGAACAGTTACAACGGATATTGTCAGCCAATGAAAAGCGCCGGTTGCTTCATGGTGACTGGGAATATGATGATGATCCGGCAACCCTTATCCAGTATGACAAAATACTGGACTTGTTCACCAATACCCATGTGCCTGCAGGTGACAAAAGAATAACCTGTGACGTTGCCCGCCTTGGTGGTGACAAGATTGTAATAATAGAATGGGATGGGTTCAGGGGTAAGGTTAAGCACTACCAAAAGCAGACAACTGATGTTACGGGTGGGCTGCTGGAAGATGCAAGATACAGGGCCGGGATAGGTAATAGCGATGTTTTAGTTGATGAAGATGGTATGGGGGGCGGAATAATTGACTTCTTAAAATTCAGGGGTTTTGTAAATAACAGCAGCCCGTTACCTTCACCTATTGGCCCAAGGGATGCATCCGGGAACCCGATAAAAGAAAACTTTGACAACCTAAAAAGCCAATGTTATTTTAGGCTGGCTGATAGAATTAATAAAAACGGTATATATTTACAGTGCGAATCGGAGCAGGTAAAGCAATGGATAATAGAGGAATTGGAGCAGGTGAAACAGAAAACACTGGATAGCGATCTTAAAAAGGGAGTGGTACCAAAGGATAAGGTTAAGGAACTTTTAGGACGTTCACCTGACTTCGCTGATACAATTATGATGCGTGAGTGGTTTGAACTTAAACCAAAAATCGGTTTTCGGGCCGCTCAATATTAGACAATGGATATATTCGGTATAAAAACACTGAAAAAACAGAACCTGCAGCTCATGCAGACTGTAAAAGCGTTACAAACATTCAACCGTTCCCAATCCATTGAACAGATACGAACGATGATATTCCCTTCGTGGCAATCCGTTAAGGAAGTTGAAGCCTACATTATATTCGATGATGTGTACAGCGTTGTTTCACGCCTCGCTACATCTTCAGCACAGATACCACTCATTGCATACAATGAAGCAACAGGCGAAGATTTACCAGCTACGGATCCGTTATGCAAGTTCCTTAAAGGTATGACAATGGAGGAAAGGGAAGTAATGTACACCTGGTTGTATATGGCTGGCGAGGTATTTATGTGGAAAGATGCGCTGATGTTAGGTCCTAACAAAGGGAAACTAAAAGTAGAATTTCTGCACCCTTCATTTATGACGGTTATACAGGAAGATGTTTTCCCTAACAGAATTATCGGATACCGTTACCAAGATACCAGAACCACGTTTACATTAAAGGCTGAAGAGGTTATATACGTTAAATATTTCAACCCAACAACTCAATACAACGAACGTCACCGGGGCATGGGGCCTATTAAGGCACTGGCACAAAGGTTAACCAGATTACAGGCCAATATGAGCGCATCGGTATCACAGATGCAGAATGGCGGGGTACCTTCCATTGTATATGATAAAACGCCTGGGATTGATGCAGATCGTGGTTCAGGTGGTTCAGCACTGAATGAGGAAGTATCTGTTATGGGACAGCATAAAGAAAACTTTTCCCGGTTCCTACGCAATCCTGAAAACAAGGGAGCACCATATTTCTCAGCCGGTGAAATGGGAGTATTGCAGCTTGGCTTGTCATTGGTTGAAATGGATGCCATTGCCCAGGCCGATGTTGATTTCGATAAGATATGTAACGCTTATTCGCTTTCATCTGTGCTGTTTAATAATAAGAAGGCATCCACAGAAAGCAATGTTAAGGAGATGCGTAAGGATATGTACACCAATGCTATTATCCCGAACGTGATTCGTATGTGTGATGGGATAAGAAAAGGAACGGTTGATATTTACGGTGAAGGCAAAGGTATCCGTCCTGACCTGAGTAAGATACCTGAACTTCAGCAGAACATGAAGGAGAAAGCAACGGCATGGGCGGCGCTTCCGGCTATCGTATTGAATGAGATGAGGAACGATATGGGTATGGATCAGCTTGACGATGAGATGGCAGACCGTTTGCTTATTAAGCAGGGTTATCAATTAGCGGATGATCTTGAAATTGAAGTCGAACCAATAGACAATACAGCCAATGATTACACAGAACCAGATACGGGAGATAATTGAACGGGCTATCCCGCTTGATCCTAAATGTGCCATCACCAGGGCAAAGCAGATGGAACGCCGGGCCAGACTACGGCTGGATATTGAAGAAATGGTAAGAGTGGCTAAACCGGCACCGTATGAACCCAGAACGGAAATGAAATGACAGCATCCCAGCAAAAACAGTATTGGCTACAATTCCACCGGTTTCAGATGAGGTACGAACTAATGTATGCTCCTAAAATAAACAAGGCGCTTAAAGCACAGGTTCAGCAATACATTCATACAAAGGATGTGTTATACGTCCGTTCAGGTGGTTTGTATGCTGTCTTGCTTGACCTGTATAAACAGACCGGATCAGTTTGGGCCAGACATTCACAAACACTATACAGGCAAGCAAAAGCAACCGGTCAAATGGGATTCAGTGAACGTATTGTTACGTTCATGCAGCAATATTTTGGGTTTGACCTGCTTAATGATGCAGAAGGTATTACCAACACAACGAAAAGACTTATTCAGGAAGTACTAAGCGAAGCTGCTTTACATGGCTGGTCATTCGATGAGATAGTGAACCGGTTAGAAGCACCTGACTTCACAGCCAAACGTGCCAGGTTGATTGCCCGTACTGAAACGGTTAACGCTGCCAATGCTGGATCAATGATCAATGCAAAACTGGCCGGCGCTACTAAAAAGATATGGATCTCAGCCCGTGACAGCCGGGTAAGGATGCACCACGCAACAGTAAATCAAACGGTAATACCAGTGGAAGATAAGTTTCATGTTGGTTTATCATTAATGGATCACCCAGGGGACAAGGCAGGGGGTGCAAATGAGTGTTGCAACTGCAGGTGTGTGGTGGCCGGGATACCTTAACTTATCAGTCCACGCCGGAAGAAGTTTGCCACTAACTGAGGGATGGTCTTACAAAGGCACTGAACCTTCAAATCAATTATCCGCTTTCTCAGAGTCCAGTAATTAACCCCACATTCAACAGCTATTTCCTTTGAGGTATATCCTTCAGAAAGTTTCTGTACTAATTCTGTGTTGCTCATAATTGATACACAAAGTAGTAATTTATTGGGTATGTACAAAATTTTACGCCTGTTTAAAATCTAATTTTACAAGCGTGAACGAAATATATCTTTACAAAGCCGGTCATATAGGGGCATCCATTAAAGACGTGGATGGCAAAAAGGGTATCGTCACCGGTTATTTTTCCGCTTTTAATAATGTTGATTCAGACGGGGATATTATCCGCAAAGGCGCTTTCACAAAATCTATCCAGGAATGGGGGCCCCAGTCAACCACACCACGTATCAAACACCTTATGAACCATAATTCATCTCAGCCATTGGGTAAGATTACAATGCTGTATGAAGATGCTAAGGGTTTAATGTACGAATCACAGGTAGGCACACATACACTTGGAAGCGATTTCGTTAAGATGGTTGAAAGCGGGTTGATAACAGAACACAGCATAGGATTCAGGACAATGAAGCGCAACCAACTACAGGACTATGAAGAATATATAAAGAACCCGGATAAAGGCTTGTATGAACTAACTGATATAAAACTGTACGAAGGCAGCAGCCTGACAGCTTGGGGATCTAACCCGAACACTCCGCTGACTGGAATGAAGGGTATGAAGCTGGAAGATGTGATACAGGGTTATGTTAACCGGCAGAAAAACATTGAAAAGTTTTGCGCCAACACAACCGCATCGGACGAAACAATCGAACTTCTTTTAATTGAAAATAAGCAATTGACACAGGTTATCATTACGCTTACTGAGCAGACTAAAAACGTCACTCAGCCGGTAGATATAGCTGGTCAGATCAAAGAAGCATTTAAAACATTTCACTCACAACTACAAAATTAAAAAACATGGCAGAAGATATTAAAGCGCTTATTGTGGCCGAACTGGAAACCACAAAAGCGTCCATACTGAAAACAGCCGATGATAATGCAAAATCAGAGGCAGCAAAGATGCTTGACCTGGCAGAAAAAAAGATCGCTGAAGTTAAAGGACTCCCATCGGACGTAAGCCCGGAAGCCCTAAGCAAACTGGCAACCGATTTCAAAGCAATGGTTGATGATTGGGCCGATATGGAACGCCTGGTAAAAGAAGGCCGATTTGCAGCAAATGGAACGGAAGGCAAACAGTTCCATGAGGCTTTTTCAATCGCAGCCAAAGAAAATGCCGACAAGCTGGCTAACCTGAAAAAAGGTGAAACACTGAGGCTTGACCTGAAAGACATGACCTTCGGTAACGCATTCACCACAGCAGGGGCCAGTGTAACGTATGTACGTCCTGGTATCATTGAATTGCCGAAACGTAAGCTGCATATCCGGGAATTACTACCCGGTGGTGGTATGGGTAACAAATCGACCTTTGATTTCGTTAAGGAGATCACTGGATCAGGTTCACCGATTGCACCAACTGCTGAAGGTGCTCAAAAACCGCAGTTTGGACTGGCCCTGCAGGAAACTTCCGTACGTGCTCAGTGGATTGCCGGGTTTATGAAAATGAGTGTTAACCTACTGGATGACGTTGAAGGCATGACCACCTTCCTGCAAAGCCGCCTGCCTGAGAAATTGCTTCGTGTTGAAGATGAGCAGATCCTGGACGGTAACGGCGTTGGTTCTAACCTGCTGGGTATCCAGTCTGTTGGAAACTTCACTGCTGCTGCAGCCGCCGTGACAAACCGGGCTGAAACCCTGGTTAATGCCATATCACAACTTGAGAACCTGGACAGGGAAGCCAATGGCATCCTGTTGAACCCGGCAGACTGGTACACATTGTGGCTGTACAAGGGATCAACTTCCGGTGATTATACATTACCTGTTAACCTGGTTGAAAGGGTTGGTGGCACAATGTATATTGCCGGTGTACCGGTGTTCAGGTCAACCGCAGAAAGGGCGCTGGATTACCTGGTAGGTGACTGGACAATGGGTGCAAACCTGATCACCAGGGAGCCTGCAAGGGTTGAGTTCTTCCGTGAGGACGGCACCAACGTACAGACAAACCAGATAACCGTAAGGATCGAGGAAAGGATCGCATTGCCTGTGTATGGCAACGATTACTTCATTTACGGTTCATTTGACGCAGTATCGTAACCGATTCACGCATCATCATAAGGCCCTGTCCAGTATTGGGCAGGGCTATTTTAATTTAAAGCAATGGATTATACCAGGAACGAAGATTATTATTACAGGAACCGGTTTTACAACACAGCCAAAGGGCCATCGTATAACCAGGTGCTGGATATTGAGATAGAAGAACCGGGAAGTGAATTGTTTACTGTTGCTGAATTTAAGGAGTGGGGTAAGATTGATTCATCAGTTGAAAACAGTCTTATTGCATTACTTATTACTGCAGCAAGGCAGCAATGTGAAAAATATACAGGAGTTAGTTTTGTTTCCCGGCAAGTGCAGGCTACAATAAATAATGCAAACGGCGGTATATTTCTGCCCTATGGACCTGTAGGACAAATTTATTCAGTATCTGATTTTGATGGTAATGCAATAACATCAACTGAATATAAACTTACCGGGAGCCTGTTTAAACAACTTCAATATCCAACATTATCATTTATAACTATTATTTATGATGGTGGTTACACAACTTGCCCTGAAAACATTGTAACTGCTGTTAAGATGCAGACACTTTATCTGTTTGAGAACAGAGGCGATGAGAACAAAGGAATTTCACCTGACGTAAGGTTTATTCTTAACCCGTTAATTCGTAAATAATGCCTATCGGTAAATTTAATAGATACCCATTATTTCAGAACGAATCATATACGGTTGATGCAGGTGGTGGCGTAACAGATACGGTTATTGAGCAATGGAACGCCTGGGCTGAGATAAATGACCGGTCAGGTAACACATACAATGCACAATCGCAGGATCTGACAGCGTATAATTACCGTGTTAGGGTGCGGTTTGATAGCCGATTTAAGAGTACAACGAAGATGATATACGAAGGACAGGTATGTACTTGTGGATCAGTGAGTATAGAAACAGAGGGAATGAAAAGGTTTATGGTATTACAATTTTCAAGAACAGACACATTTGTAGATATTTCATAATGGCACAATCAGTCAGAATAGATGGGTTAGAAAAGGCACTCGCAAGGTTCGATATTAAAAAATACGAACCTCAGGTACAGGCTTGCTTTAATAATTTCGGTCTGAGGGTTGAACTTGCTGCTAAACAAAATGCGCCGGTTGACGAAGGCCATTTAAAGGGTGCTATATTTCAGGAACCTTCCCGCCTGGCAGTAACGGTAGGATGCTCGGTTGATTATGCCGCTTACCTGGAGTTCGGCACTCGTAAATTCGCTGCTCAGTATGTTTCATCATTGCCGGCAGACTGGAGGCAGGTAGCTGCCAGGGCGGAAGGTGGACGTGGTGGCACTTTTGAAGAAATGGTACTTCGTATAACTGAATGGGTGAGGCGCAAAGGGCTAGGAACCGGGTTTGCCGGCCCCATAGGTGTAGCTGGCACTTACAGCGTAAAGTCACGTCGTAGGACAGGATCGAAAGACGTGCAGGCACAGCAGAATAGGCAGGCAGCGTATGCCATTGCTTTAAAGATACTCAGGGAAGGCATACCGGCACAGCCGTATCTATACCCGGCGGTCAACACAAACATACCAATACTGGTAAAAGAACTTAATGCCATAAAGCTATGATTGACGTTAACTACTCTTTGCGGATAGCTTACCAAACGGCATTAAATGAATGCGTGGCTGGGGTGCCTGCGTTTTACGGCGCAGTTCCGGGGATGGTATCGCCGGATACCTACATAGTGTTCAGGTCAATCACCAATACAGACGCATCCACAATGAACAGCAGCGATACAGATACAACCATTACAGTGGAGATACAGACATGGACAGATGGCAGCAATAGCGGATTGACGTCCGATCTGATTGCCAGGGAAGTTTTTAACCGGGTGTTACCTAACCCGTCCGGTATATTGACAGCAGACGGGATGCAGATCATTTCAACCAGGCTTTTGAATGACGTGAGCCCTCCGCCTATATCCCAGGCAAACAGGGTGTACCAAAGCCGGGTATTGACATTTGGACACAAGATTTATTTACGGTCAGATATAAGCTGAATGTATTAGCCCCCTAACCATTCAACATTTACCGGTTATTGAATAGATCAACGGGGGCCAGGTATAAAGGTAGTATTTTTTGTATTATTCCATAATAAAAAAAATGCAACAATGTTGCAAAAATTGTTAACTTTATAAAAAATTAAAACATGGCAGAGCATAAAATTAATGGCACCGATGTACTGCTGTTTATAGGCTTGGATGGGGTTACCTATGAAACAGTTGTTTGCCTTACCAGCCAAACCGTTACACGCACCACTTCAGAGATTGATGCTAAGTCTAAGTGTGGCCCTGATAAGTTTCCAGGCACACAGGACAACGGCATCTCTTTCGAAGGCCAGGTAATGGCTGATCCTGACAGTGGTAAAACATCCACTGATGAACTGGATGATCACTGGCGGGAGAAAACAACTATCTACTGGAAAGTGGGTAAGGTAACGCCGGTAACCGGGGACGTTACTTATTACGGTACTGGTTTCGTCAGTGAACTTACTGAGGTATTTGCACAGGATACCGTTGCAACTTTTTCAGGTAAGATTGCACCGTATGGCACCATTTCTAAAACAACCGCTACTTCATAATGAGTTACATACAGGTAGAAATAGGAGGGCGGTTACGCGGGTTGAAGTTCAACCAGGGCGCAATTATGTGGATGCAGGATAAGGTTGATTTTGAAAACTATGCAGCTACAGCCGGTTACGCAACGGCCTGGGGTGGCCTGAAATCAAACTGCTATGTTAAAGGGGAGGAATTGACAAAGACGGTGAACGGCGTTGAAGTGCCTGCCACGTTTGAAGATGTTTGCGAATGGGTGGACGAACTGGATAAGGACACGGCTTTAAAGATAGCTGATGCCTTTAAAGAATCATCCGTGTTTAAGAAGTTACTGGAAGAAAATGATAAAAAAAAATTAGCGGAAGTGACTACAGAGCCGAGTGTTACAGGGTCGCCTGTGGATGTTTAGGATGGACGGAAAGAGATTTGTTAGTAAGTAGCCCGGAATCGTTTTATTATGCGGTCGAGGGCTATTATCGAAAAGAGGAAAACCACATGATGCTGATGCGTAACGTGGCTCAGTTTGCATCGGCTGGGTTTGTGAAGAACGATGATTTTAATAAGGCATGGCCACTGCCTAAAAAGTACCAGCAGGATGTTATTAAAAAGGTTTGGGGTAGTGCTGAGGAAGTCAGGAACCTGAGGGAGCAGATCGAAAAGGCGCACGGCATAAAACTTAAATTTTCAGGCGATAAATGAGCGATATAAAAATAGTCATAGGGTCGGAGGTAGCCGAGGCTGAGGCCGGGCTTAGGAAAGTTCAGGCGCAACTTGCTGGTACCGCCGTAGCTGCTGCAAAGGCAGACAGTGCTATGGTTAAATTAAAGGGTGGCTCATCTCAGGCAACTACTGCTTTATCGAATTTTTCACGGGTTGTTCAGGATGCCCCTTTTGGCATCATAGGTATTGCAAATAATATAGACCCGTTACTGGCATCATTTCAACGTTTGAAGGTTGAGACCGGAAGCACAAAAGGGGCTTTCCAGGCACTTGCCAGCAGTTTAGCCGGCGCAGGTGGTTTGGCACTTGCCGTATCTGCTGCCACATCTATACTTTCAGTACTGGCAATGAATGGGTTTTTTCGTACCGGTGATGAGGCTGAAAAGGCGGGCCGGAAGGTAAAGACGTACACAGACTTTTTAAGGCAGGCAACCGATGAAGTAGCAAGGGAGCAGACTGAACTTTTAGGGCTGATCGGTGTGCTTAAAAACGAGAATGAAACCAGGGACAGGAAAATGTCGGCCATTAAGGAACTTCGGGACATTCAGCCTGAAATATTTAAGAACCTGAAATTAGAACAAGGTGCTGTCATCGGGCTGGATAATGCGTACAAAGCATACGTTGCTAACCTACAGAACGTAATTACTGCTAAGATACTTCAATCACAGTTAGAAGAAAAGATCGCCAGGCAACTTGAACTACAGAAGATCCTTGCTTCAACACAGGGGACGTTCAATAAGCCATTAAAAGACTTCTCAGCTACATCGCTGGAAGCAGCTAAAGCGCAAAAAGAATTGGCAGACCAGGTGTTTAAAACACAAAAAATACTTGGTACAAATATTACTGCCCAGCAGGCTGCTGCAGAACTTAACAACCTGACAAACCAGATTGATAATCTAAGTAAACAACTTTTCCAGCTAAGTAGTACGGTAAAACTACCTAAGATAAAGGTATCGGCGGAAAAGATAAAAATAGAACCTCCGAAAGATCCACGTTTTTATGTCAACAGCCTTCGAAATCTTTTTAAAGATATTGAGGATAAAGAGTTTACCAGTAAGATCGTTGTTAATGTGCAGCCGCAGTTTAAGACTGATCCGGCTGGTATAAATAAGGCAGCGATAGAACTTGCAGACCAGGTGAACGCTATTGTGAAAAGTGTATTTGTAGATGCATTCTCAGGACTTGGTGAAGCTATTGGGGACGCTTTATCCGGCGTAAGTATTGACGGTGCATTTTCAGGTATCGTTAAATCTTTGGCAGGCGGGTTAAAGGCTATTGGGCAAAAGATTATAGAGGCGAATGTTCAGTTGGCAATACTTAAAAAAATAGGGTTCTCTAATCCGGTTGTGGGTATTGCGGTGGGGGTGGCAATAACGGCACTTGGAGCAGCATTACAAAATGCTGTGAGTAAGCAAAAGGCATTCGCTACCGGTGTCCGAAATTTCGGTGGTGGTACTGCTTTGGTTGGTGAACGTGGCCCGGAAATGGTTTATCTGCCAAAAGGGTCATCCGTTCAACCTAATAACGAACTGAATGCATATGGTGGTGGGCAGATGGTGTTCATACCAGATATTACACTGAGAGGGACGGATCTTGTCATTGCTTTTAACCGGGCATCGGATGCGATGGGTAGAAACAATTAAATAAGCCCCTGTAGAAACAGGGGCCGGTTACTTAGAATACTATGAAAAACCAAATTATCAGTATAAAGATACAAAAAATCCCGATATAAAAATACCAGGATTTAGTTTGTAAACAACCATTGTAATACCCAAATAACTCAGTACTAACTGAAGTCAAATATATGCCATACGGTTTAAAATACCAAACACAATTTACCAGCGTTTCGGATGACAACAACCCGTCCAGGGACTACACACTGAAGTTCCTGTTTAAAGACTATGCAGGGGAGGTTGCCACGCTTACCGGCGGAGGAACTACGGTAATACAGCGTTGTACGGTTGATGAACCTAACGCAGCCATTAAAGGGCAGTCGCTGGATATACGGCTTATCAATGAAGGCAATATACCGATCAGTTCCTTTCAGTCTGAAGATGATGACGGTGTGCAGGTGCAGCTACTTGATGAGAACAGTAATATTCTGTTTATCGGGTTTCTTGTTCAGGATGACTTCTATGAGGGTATGGTTGATTTCGGACATGAAATAACCTTATCAGCAACCGATAGCCTGGGCCTGCTGAAGGGAGTAATACTTTCGGATGCAGATGTTCGCCGGTCATTCTATGCGGTTCGCCAAACAAATGGGGTTGACACGGTGGTTTATGTGTACGTTGAATCAACAGCTTTCTACCCACAGGCCGGGGATACGATTGAAATCGGAGGAGGCACATACATTATTGACACAGCCGTAAAAGAAGATACCGTTATTTCATCCATTGGTTATAACTGGACAATAACTACTACTACAACAACGGGGGGTATCGCATACGGGGATGAGACAATATACCTTACTGGTGAGGTTAACCTGCTGCAAAGGAATAGTTTGCTTTCAATTATCGCCTGCTGTTTGGGTCAAACAAACCTGCCGCTTGTACTTAACATATTCCTTAACATTTATGAGTACCGGCAGGATAACACACTGAGTACACTTGACCAGACGTTGATTGACAGCCAGACTTTCATAACCGGTGAAACATACCTGAACTGCTACGAAACACTTACTCGGATATTAACTACGTTCCGGTGTACATTATTTCAGGCCAACGGGTGCTGGAATATTGTCTGCTGGGATGAGGCCCGGAAAGTAAGCAATTCAATAAATGCTTTTGTTTATGATGAAACTTTTGCTTTTGTTGGTACAGATACATTCAGCAACGTATTTAACGTAGGCCCTGAACCTGAACTTACTCAACCTGAATATGAACTTGTGCAGGGTGGTGTAAGAGGGTATAAGTTCAGCCGGAAACAGTTTAACTACGTTCAGCCTAAATATTTACTACAGAACTATGATCTGCAAATATTAGGAGACTTGATAGCTGAGTACCAATCGGCTGGCAGGACGTATAAAGAATATGTTGCAACGTTTTGGGAGGGATCATGGAGTACTCCAGCCTGCACACGGTTTATCCGGGTGGTTTATGATACAGCTACAGGCAATGAACTGGAGAGATATATTGTTGCCAGGGGAACAGCATTTGATGATAGAAGGGCTGTTGCAGGAACGGCGTTTGAAGTAAATGAGAATGATAAATTAAACTTCTCATTTGCCTTCAGGACAAATATTAGTCAACCTGGATTAGTCGTAACTGTTTTTACGGTTCAGTTATTTGATGGATCACTTTATAGGTACGTAGATGAACTTCCTGTAGACAACGGGGATTGGTTGTCAACGCTTGGTTTTAGTTACAGTGTAGATAGTGGAGATAATACAAACCAATGGCATAATGTTGAAATAATTTCTTCACCTGTCCCATTCACAGGTTTAGTAACTTGTTATCTTTCCATCGCCACAGCTTTACCTGCAAACAACAGCCGTGAGACACATTACAAAGATATAAGGCTTACGGTAACTCCAGCTATTAATGATACATCAAAAATTACTGGACACATACATAAACAGGTTCAGGGGGTAAACAAAAAATCAAATAGCGACCTGGAGTTGAGTATGGATGACAGCCCACGTAATTCTATAGCAGGTACATTATTCCTGGATACAAAAACCGGCCTTGTACAAGACCGCACAACCGCCTGGCGTTACCCAGCAGATGCAAACGGCTGGGTGCTTGGTGAACTTACCACACTGGATGAACTTACCTGGAGGCAAAAGACCAGGGCGAAGTTTGAGGGTGGGTTTAACGGGCTTTGGCAGAACAGCGTACCTGCATCGCTGTTGACACTGGCACGTATGTCATTCACGCCAACAAAAAACTATACCTTTGGGCTGCTGACAGTTGACTATAAAAATAACAGGTTCGATGGTACACTGTGGGAATTATATGATGACAATGATCCGGCCTTCGATCCTGACTATACTTTTAACTACATATACAGCACGACATGAGTAAGGTACTTGGTGATAATATGGTTTTTTACCTGTATGACGGTGGGCAATGGAAGGCGTATATGTGTGCCAGGGGAGGCAATATGAGTATAGATACTGAACTGATTGAGACTACCGTTACGGGCTCAGGTAACTACCGGACGTTTAAGCCAACGGTTCATACATTCGGGGCATCTATAGACGGGATCATATCTCTGAATGAGGCTACAGGATTGACGCTCCCAGACCTGCAGGCACTGCAACTGGCAAAGACAAAGATACTTTGCCGGTTCACTCAGACTTCCCAGGACGGTGACATTTACACAAAAGAAGCGTATTTTTATATTGTCAATTCAACCGATACTGGCAGCTTCGATGGCATAGCTACATTCAGTATCGCTTTGAAGGGAACCGGATCAATAACACAAGTTTTCACCCCGCCATCACCAACAGACGGAATAGTGTACAGATACCCAGCAG